CTGACTGTAAGAAATGTAAAAGATTAGGGAGACCAAAGAAATGGCAAAAGTAAAGAAGTCACTGTTGGGTACAGTATTCATTGAAGCAACACCCAAGAAAACTAGACAGGGGCAAGGGAAGCACACAAAGTATGCTGCATCCAGCAGTAATAATGCTAAGAAGCGTTATAGAGGTCAAGGAAGAGGTTAATACATCAGGCACTCATATGGGTGCCTTTTTTTGTGTTATAATTAAAACAGCGGAAAATCTCTCGTCTCTCTTTATGTCTTGTCTTATTACTAATCTGCCTGCAGTTGAATTGTGGGTACGTAAAGAATATCTTACTGATCATCAATCTGGATGGGGTGAGTATGTTAAAGGTGTATGGGTCAGTGCTAAATCAATTCCTGGTAGAGCATTTTACTTTGAGACCTATCTACCTGAATATGGTGCAATGTATGATAAACTACCTATCAGTGCCTTTTTGTCTAAACCAGAAGCACCTGACCCTGATATGAGTCTGCAGAACCTACAGTTTTGGAACTGCATGGACTATGGGGTTACTGCCATCACAAAGCAGTTTATTGGGTCCATGGACTATGAGGTCTATACAAGGGATCATGGGACCATGAAGGGCACATATGTATGTACTCTGGACAACTATCATCAAGACCCTGATGTGGTTGATTCTGCTACCTCAGAAAACCCTGCAGAGCATAAGTCACATAACTTGATTGAATTGGTTAATGGTCAATACTGTCTGTATCCTAACAATAGAACGCGTATCTATGATAACAGTTTGACACCTGAAAATCCGAAAACCCCTGACTTTAAGGTATCTACTGTATATTATCAAGTAGAGAATGGTTATGATAGGATGGGATTGGGTGATCAGGACTCATATTTCTGGAAAACTGTTAAGGATAGACAGAATGAAATCAACGATCTTATAGACCCTCTTTAAATTTTTTAATAACCCCTATAAATAAAGACATATCATAGTGTCTAGATCATGCCTGTTCAAAGGGTAAGTAAACCTTTTAAAGATATAAGTGCTACTTTTCAAACAAATCCTTTGAACAGTGATCTTATTGCGTTAAACAATTCTAATGCAATATCAAGAGCAATTCGTAATTTGATATTAACTGTGCCTGGTGATAAACCATTTCAACCAGATTTGGGTTCTGAAGTATATGAATCATTGTTTGATCAATTAGATCAAATTACAGCAACATCAATACAATCACAAATTGAAAATACTATTATAAAGTATGAACCTAGAGTAAAATTAATTAGTGTTGATGTAAAATCAAATATTCCTGATAATGCTTTTGATGTCTTAATTACTTATGAAGTCATTGGTGTTGAACTTCCAACCCAACAAATTAGTTTCGCATTAGAGCTCACTAGGTAAATGCCTTTAGTAAATTTCAGCAATCTAGATTTTAATCAAATCAAAACATCCCTAAGGGATTACCTTCGAGCGAATTCAAACTTTACAGATTATGATTTTGAAGGTTCTAATCTTTCAACTATTATTGATCTGTTAGCATATAACACATATATCAATTCATATAATGCTAATATGGTGACCAATGAGGTCTTCATTGATAGTGCTACATTAAGAGAGAATATTGTATCACTAGCAAAGAACATTGGATATACTCCAAGACCAAGAAGGTCTGCAAAGGCATTAGTTTCATTTGCTGTTGATGTAAGTGGTACAACAACTGTTGCTGTCACCTTGAAGAAAGGAATTGTTGCTACTACTGCTGCAACCTTTGGTGGTCAGAGTTTTACCTTCTCTATACCAGAGGATATTACAGTTGGTGTTAATGACAGTGGATTAGCATTGTTTGATTCTATCACAATTTATGAAGGTGTATATATTGAAGAATCTTACAATGTAAATTCAAGAACACCTAATCAAAAATACATTCTTAATAATAGTGGTATTGACACTAATTTAATTAGAGTTAATGTACAAGATTCAGAAAACTCCACTATTGTTAGAAAATTTACACAATCAAAAGGATTGTTTGATGTAAAGGGTGATTCACCTGTATTCTATCTACAGGAAGTAGATAATGAAAGGTATGAAATCTTATTTGGTGATGGTATCTTTGGATTACCTATACAAGAACCAAATGTAGTTAAAGTTGGATATATTGTATCAAATGGTGAAGGTGGAAATAATCTATCAAGACTGTCTTATTCTGGACAATTAGTTGATAATAATGGTGCTTCAATTACAACAAATATTACTACAATGTTTGTTGATCAACAAAGTTATGGTGGTGCCCAAATTGAGAGTGTAGAATCAATTAAGAAGTATGCACCTCAGATTTACTCTTCACAAAATCGTGCTGTAACAGCAGTTGATTATGAAGCAATGATTCCAAAGATTTATCCTGAAGCAGAATCTGTCTCTGCTTTTGGTGGTGAGGAACTTACTCCTCCAAAATTTGGAAGAGTATTAATTGCAGTTAAACCAATTAATGGTGTGTTTCTTTCAAGCACTATAAAGAATGATATTTCTAGACAATTAAAGAAATATTCAGTTGCTGGGATTATACCTGAGATTGTTGATTTAAAATATCTTTATGTTGAGACTAATTCATTTGTATATTACAATGAGAATAAAGCACCCAGTTCAACAACAATAACTGGTGCCTGTAGAAATAATATCAATTCATATGCAAATTCATCAGAGTTAAATAAATTTGGTGCAAGATTTAAGTACAGTAAATATCAAAATGTTTTAGACAATAGTCATGTTTCTATAACATCTAACATTACTACTGTAAATATGCGCAGAGACTTGCAAGTTGTACTAAATGCATTTGCAGAGTATGAGATTTGTTTTGGTAATAGATTCCACATCAAAAATCATGGTCATGGAACACATGGTGGTGAGATTGGATTTAACATTAAATCATCTGGATTTAAAGTAGCAGGAATTACTGATACAGTTTATCTTGGTGATTCACCAGATCAATCATTGAAGACTGGTACAATGTTCTTATTCAAACTTAATTCTGATACTGAATTTGTAATTGTAAAGCAGGATGTTGGTACAGTTGATTATGTTAAGGGTGAAATAATGTTGTCACCAATTAATATCATTTCTACTGTAGTAAATAGAGGTGAGGCACTGATTGAAATATCTGCCACACCTTATTCTAATGATGTAATTGGTAAGCAAGATCTTTATCTTCAACTTGATACATCTAATGTTTTGATAAATGCTGTGACAGATGAAATTGCATCTGGTGATGATATTTCAGGAAGTAACTACATTGTTACTTCTTCCTACTCAAATGGAAAACTTGTTAGGGGTAAGGAGATTTTATCATCTCCATCTACCATTTCAACTACTACAACATCAAATACAAGTAGTACTCCAATTATTCAGGCAGAGAATACTGTTACAGTAATATCTGGAATGGATGGTACAACAACCTCAACAACAACCACATACCCTTCTGGATCATCTAGCACATCTAGTCCTAGTTCATCATCAAGTTCATCAGGTTCATCTTCAGGTTATTAATAAGAAATGGCGGTAGATAGAGTACAAATTCAGGATGTATTATCATCCCAAATTCCTTCCTATGTACAGGATGATTTTCCTTTACTTGTAGATTTCTTAGAAGAGTATTATATTTCTCAAGAAACACAAGGTGGGTCTCTTGACCTTATTGAAAATCTTGATCAATATGTAAAAGTTGATGAACTTGCAAATCTAAAGACAGAGGCATCACTAGGTGCTGATCTTACAGCTGTTTCAACATCTATTACTCTTTCTTCTGATACCAACTTTACATATGGATTCCCTGAAAAAAATGGTCTGATACAAATAGATAATGAAATAATAAAGTATAGTAGTAAAACTGCAACCACCTTAGAAGGGTGTGTAAGGGGTTTCAGTGGTGCTACACAGTATGTTGATACACTTATACCAGACAAGCAGACATTTACTTCTACTTCACCTGAAACACATAAAACAGGTGCTACTGTTAAGAATCTCAGCGTACTTTTCTTACAAGAATTTTTTACAAAGTTAAAGACACAAATTACACCAGGATTTGAAAATAGAACTCTTGCTACACAATTAAATGAAAAGAATTTTGTTATTGGTGCTGATAGTTTTTACAAATCAAAAGGC